CCTAAAAAAGCTTCAATAAGACATAACTATGGAAATGCAGGGGATTTTTATATTGAAGGTCCAGATGGCAAAAGACTATCCAGAGAAGAACAGCTTCCTTTAGCACAATACTGGATGAAAAATAGATACGGTTCTATTGGGTTGGGAATGAGTGGTGCTGGTATTCATATTGATAATGATCAAAGAGTAAACGCATGGGCTTATAAAGGAGATGATAATAGTTATGAGTATCTTTCGAACGAGGAGAAAAAATTCTTAGCTCAAGAACAATTATCTAAATATACTCCACCATATTCACAGTTTGGAGGGTTTGCTGACAAAATCAACCAGATTCAGAAAGAGCAAGGTATTAGTGTAGAACAGGCCAGAGTATTGGCAAGAAAGGAAATGAGACGTATATTAGAGGCACAAGATGATGCCTCTGAAAAACCATTATCACCACAAGCACCAACTGCAACTGTTACTGCCCCGGTAGCACCACCACCATCAGTTAGGTTTCAAGATTTAGATTTAGGTGGCGCACAAAGACCAAACTTTACGGACGCTGAATTGGAGGCGATAAATCTTACCCCAGGTGCTGCTCAAAAGATTGCTGATGGGATTAAAAAAAATCCAATGGCAAGATTTGCAACACCATCTATGATTAGGTCTGGTGTTCTTGAGAAAGCTCCAGAGCTGAAAACTTTTTCTACTCTTGATGCAGGAAAGCAACAAGAAAAATTAAATGAATTAAGACAAAAGGCAGCCCAGCCTGCACCAACACCAGATGCACCAAAAACTGAACAAGCACCATCTGCTGCAACACCTAAGAACGAACAAGCACCATCTGCTGAACCAACAAAACAAGGAGAAACACCGAAGGCTATGGCAACCGGAGGAACATTTGATATTCCTCCTGGTGAGGATATTGCTGGTGTGAATATGAAAACTGGTAAGACCGAGTTTTATGCCAACAGCAGAGAAAACTTTTCTCAGTTGAAAGTTGATCCTGCTACCCTGGTAAATAATGAGGTTCCTTCAAATGCCTATGCTGAAAATACTCCACAGCAGCAACAGCAACAACCTCAGTATGTAAATATGGCACAGATGACTGGATCGACCGCACCACCAAAAGCAGAAACCGGATTTATGGATGTTAAGGAATACTCAGCCCCAGAAAAAAGACATCTGGCACAGACTAAATATGATCCATATAGAAGCGGAACAGGTTTCAATCTTACATAAAAAAGGGGGGAACTAAATCCCCCCTTTTTCCAGTTTAGTCGGCCAAGGCCCTGAATGCCTTTAGATCATCATCCTCATCCTCATCACTAAGGAATGGAATCTCGTCATCAATCGTTGCAGCAACTGACTTCTTCACAGGAGCCAATCCCGCAGCTTTCGCTAAGGGTGCTGCCCCACTTGGTGTGAGTTCAAGCACGCTTTCAAGGCGAGCCTTGAGTTCTTCGTATGACTTGAACTTGTCCTTAGAAACAAACTCAGCAAGAGAATACTCACTCTTGTAAATCTGTTCCAGCTTGGAATCATCGTTTGAGATGGGTGATGGAGCATCAAACACAGATTGCTCGTAGTTTGGATAACCATCAACTGTACGAATACGCAACTTGAAGTTCGCACCCTTCCATAGATCAAAAACAGGAACAGGCTTTTCATCAGCAAACTCTGGCTTCCAAGCAGCCATGATCTTGTCAAAAATCTTCTTACCGTACTGGAACAAGAAGACCTTGCCGTTGTTTTCTGGGTGAGCAGGATCAGACACAACAAGAATATTTGAAATGTACCGAAGACGACGCTTTTGAGCACGAGCCTGCTTACGGGCAGGTGAGTTATCGTCTGTGGTTGAGTTCCAAAGAACTGTGTTATATTCTGATACAGGGTCCTTATGACCCTTACCAAAGGTGGTTAGTGATTTCTCAATATACCACTTGCCTGTTGGTCCCTGGAATCCATGATCCCAGAACCGAACCCAGGGCAGAGCATCATCGCCATCAGCTTCACATGGTGGTAGGAAACGAATAACAGCAGAACCGTTACCGGACTTGTCTCGTTCCAGCTTCCAGAAACGAGTATCTTCTGACTTTTCGGTTTCTGGGGATGTGATTGCCTCAATCTCACGAGTAATGCGTTCGTTGAGGGCTTCTGATGACTTCTTGAGCTTTGCAAAATCTACCATTTTTGTATGTCTCCGTATATGATGTTACAATGTATATGTGCCTTGTATATGTTCGTAGTATGATACTATACACACAAACTTACAAGCTGTGTATAGCATGGCCACCATATTAGTATATGGTGGGTTCCGTGTCAAGACCAAAATGAAAATGTTCTTCATGAAGTTCTTGAAATTCTTCAGGTGTTAGTGGTTCGATGATTATCTTTTGTGTTAGCTGTCTATGTTCTGGTTGTGCTATGGGTAAGTTTTTACCCAAGCCAAGCAGATACTCATCGTGTGCTGGCAGGTTTGTTTCAAGAGGCGAAACAGAACCAGAAATGTTTGATATTGTTAGCATGGCAGCAGTCATAAGTCCAATCATCATATGTGTATATATCTTACCTACTGGCCTTCCATTTGTTATACTCAGCCATAAGCTTTGGATTACCTACGAGAGAATCCTTGGCTGAGTATCCTAGCTCTTTCCTACGCTCACTCCAACTACCAGGAGGATATCTTTCTGTCTTGGTTTTTTTCATCTCGATCTTTGGTGGAGTTTCTTTTGCTGTCTTTGCCACAAACTTTTGAGAATCCTTCTTCACCACAGTCTTTGTGGATTCGGCTCTTTTGGAATACACAATACGCTTCACCTCAAGCTCTACTGATCTTTTTACCTCATCGGGAGTCTTCTTGATCTCAACAGGTATTGGTGGTGGTGTTTGTGAAGGAACTTCCACAGCAGAAACATCATTTACGACCTCTGGCTGATCCAGAAGGTTTGGAACCTTTATGGGTAGAGGTATTGGTGGTGGTGAAATCTGTGTATCTGCTTTTGGTGTGTCTGGCTTTGGTTTGTCGGGAGTGCCAGCATCATCAATCTTTGAGACAGTCTGGTATGCACTAATCCCACCAACAAGAGCCATCAACCCAAGTAGTGCTGTCTGTAGTTTTTGTTTAGTGTCTAACACGATACTTCCTCTCCTGATACATGTTCCTTATCAGGGGTATTTATATGATCCTTTAGTATTTTCTTACATCTTTCTCTGTCGTATGTCAAAAAAGGTGTGAGCTTTACAATCATGTTTCTTATGGTGGACCAGATAAAATCATCCTCGCCCAATCTTTTGTCAAAGATACTGACAAAAGGAATGAACGAGTTTAGCACACACAGGGATTCTACATGAATCTCGTTTGTCATACACAAATGTAAAAGAACAGGATATGAAGATTGCCTTTCCTTGAAAATATCTTTGGGTGAAGATATGCTGGAAAAGATTTTATCCATATCGGTCTTGAAGGTGTATGTGAATGACTGACTGCGTTTGATGAAGTTGATGTATGTTTGCTCTGCTTCATCTTCCATAAGCTCACCAACCCATTTACGACCAACAATAATATTGGCAAGAATGAAGTCCTGCATTTCCACGGCATCATACTTCTTGGCCAATCTGGCATACTTGTATCTGTCTCGATTTGTCTCAAACTTCTCCTTAGAGATTCTTACCTTACCCTTGTACTTGAAAAAGGAATAGTTCTTTTGTGTGAAATGGTTTTTGATTGCCATGAACAAACAATAAGTCTGGTATGCATCCAGCTTCATAGAGGTAGTTTCACCGTGTTTGATTTGGGTAGGAAGTGTAGGTCTTCTGCTTCAATCTTGATCTTGGATTTGAGCGAAGATGATATCAGCTTTGCAGCAACCTCGATCTCAAATCCGGTCTCCTCACAAAAGATCAAAACTGCATCCATGTAGGACACATCCTTGTCCTCAACAATCTCTTCTATCTTGAACGAAAAGTTTGTGATCTCTTCTCTACTAATCATCATATAATGTATTTCCTATATTCAACAAAAACTGGCAAAGGTGGTAGGAATTGAACCCACAACTACGGAGTTGGAAGCCGTCGTGATACCGTTTCACCACACCGATATAAAAGTAGGCCCGTTCTGTTACTAGGTGGAGCCCATACCCTATGAGAACTACGCTGCTAGGCGTGTTTCAAATGGCGCATTATCGTTTGCGACATTTATGTTTTTGACCCGATAACGGCGGAATCATGCCGGTCTTCTCCTTTTGTCCTTCAACGTCAATCGAACCTAGTTCTGGCCCATCAGAAACATAATATGGACGGACAAATGTTGTCATCACTTCATCCTTTTACAGACTCGCCCCTCTACTGGTTAAGTGGGATTCCGTATTATGCTTCT